GGCAGCGTGGTAGTGAACGATGTGACCTACCTAGCAGCCGAGTTCAATGTTCGCGTATTAGCTAGCTAACACAAGGAGAAAATAAATGGCAAAGCAAGTTCTGACTGATGTGGTCGTGCAGCTCAATGGCACAGCGATTTCACAGTCGGTCAACAGCGTGGAGCTAAACCTGACCTCGGATGCTATTGAGACCACCAGCTTTGGTGACTCAGGCTTCCGCACCTACAAGGGTGGACTAAAGTCTGGTTCGGTTACGCTTTCAATGCACAACGACTATGCAGACACAGCGCTTGACGGCGTTCTCTGGGAGCTATGGAACACAATTGCAACTGTGACCATCAACCCAGCAGGAACACCAACCGGCACAAGCGCACCTGAGTATGAGTTCACAGTGCTTGTTGACAACCTGACCCCAGTGTCGGGCGCAGTCGGCGATTTGGCTGTCCAGAACCTAACCTGGACTATCACCTCGTCTATCGCACGCAACGAGTCCTAGTAACAGAAAGAAAGGAACAGATTTATGAGGATGCAACTCGAAGTTGAGTTCGAAGATGGCAAGAAGGAAACTGTTTCAGTCAACATGGCTGACATGGTGAAGTTCGAGTCACATTTCAACCTGAGCATTGCGAAGCTAGGGCAGGAGATGAAGATAAGTCACTTGCTCTGGCTCGCATGGTCATCCCTCACTAGGCAGGGCCTAAAGGATGACTTTGACACTTGGGTTGAGAAGGTCGGCGGCATTGGTGCTGTTGACCCAAAAGCATCGAAGGGCTAGGCGCTAGTTCCGCACACTGGTATCTAGTCAATCTGGCTTACGAATACAAGATAAGCCCGACTGAGCTAATGAAGCTCGACGAGAGGATGCTCTGGACTATGGGCCGCTATCTCATCTGGCGCTCACAAGAACTTAGCAAATAGCAAGCCGCCTCACTAGAGGCGGTTTTGTCTTAGGTAGAATTGACTAGAGGTTTCGATGGCACTTAGCTCACAAAGTATTCAGCGCGCAGGCGGTCTGTCACTAGCAACTGACTTTTCAGTGAAAGACATCCGTCAGCTTCAGCGCAGACTGCGTGACATTGAGCCTGGACTACGCACACAATTCATGAGAGACATCAAGCAGATTGCAGTAATCCCCAATCAGGCAATCAAGAACGCTATACCTGCAACTCCACCATTGTCAGGGTTCACAGGAGAAAGTCGAGTCTCTTGGGGTAAGGGCAAGCCGGCTAAGTCCACAACTGTCAGATTTAGAACTGCCTCAAGTAGCAAGAGCCTAAACACAACCCTGTTGGCAATTCGAGTCAACTCAATTGCTACATCAATCGCTGACATGGCTGGAAGGTCTGGCAGATCGGTTGGTCGAGGTTATCGCGGTTCTGGTTACACCAGAGAGTTTGTCAAGCGGCGCAGGGATGGCTCAACTTACTTGGTTCGCCGTAGAACTACAGCAGAGGCGGGCCGTAAGTTTATTACAAACCTAAATAGGCAAACAGGCAATCAGGCTTCTCGCTTTGCTTGGAAGTCAGTAGAGAACGACTTACCTGCCCTAAACCGCAGGGTCGGTCAGATTGTCAAAAAGTATGAGCATATTGCTAATTACAGAATGGTGCGTGGCTAATGGCAATTAGTGTAGTCCTCAAATCAATCTTTGATGACAAAGGAATCAAGGATGCTCAGAAGGGTTTCGACCAGCTAGGTCGGAGCGTTGACAAAGCCTTCAAAGCACTAACAGTTGGTGCCGGTATAGCGGCAGTTGGACTTGCGAAATTTGGCGGCGATGCTATCAAGGCAGCTAGTGATCTTGAGGAATCAACCAACGCTGTCAATGTCTCCTTCCTAGAAGCTTCAGAGGCTGTCCTAAAGATAGGTGAAACATCTGCTGAGGCTTTAGGTCTTGCCAGAACTGAGTTCAACCAGGCGGCAGTTAGGTTCTCTGCTTTTGCGGAAAGAGTAGTTGGCGAAGGTGGCGATGTCGCTGGCTTTATCGGTGACATAACCACCAGAGCCGCTGACTTTGCATCGGTATTCAACATTGAAGTAGCAGAGGCGCTACAAGTATTCCAGTCAGGTCTTGCAGGTGAGGCAGAGCCGCTAAAGCGGTTTGGTATCAACCTGCTCCAAACTGAGGTCGCTGCCTATGCGGTAGCTAACGGCATTTCAGAGAGTGCATCCTCGATGACTGAGGCAGAAAAGGTGCAGGCTCGTTACGGATTGCTCATGGAGCAGACCAACAAGACCGCAGGTGACTTTGCCAACACCTCAGAAGGCTTGGCTAACTCGCAGAGAATCTTGCGTGCCAGGTTCACTGACTTACAGGCAGAGATTGGTAATGCACTTCTTCCAGTTGTCACCGACCTGCTCAAAGCAGTTTCAGACCGACTGCTTCCAGCCTTTGAGGACTTGGGTGCATTCTTTAGATCGCCACAGGGACAAAAAGCAATTGATGATGTCGCAAGCTCTCTCGAAGCAATGTTTGACTTTATTGCTGACAACTTTGATGCGATAGTCAGAACCACACAGGCAGTAGCAACCTTTGTTATTGGGCTAAAGGTATTTACAACAGTTGTGCAGGGCGCAACCGCAGCTCAAAAGCTATTTAACCTAGCAGTCAAGGCTAATCCTTATGTTCTTGCTGTCACTGCTCTGCTTGCACTTGTCTCTTCAATGGCGGCTTTCAAGCGTGATGCTGATGCCGGTGCGCTGTCAGCACAGAGGAAGTCATACCAAGTTGCAATCCTCGAAGGAGAGATTGCACAACTAAATGATGCCTATCGGGTCGGTGCGATTGATCAGGAGTCTTATGATGCACAGCTAAACGCTATGCAAAGCACCCTGAACTCAGTGAAGATTAGCGTTGACCAAACAGCAGGAGAGTTTAACCGCTTCAACCAACTAAGGCTTGATGGGGCTATCGCCTCAATGAACGCCTTCAAAGCTGCAACCTCTTTCGCAGAACGCCAGGCTCGCTCATTCTCTGACTCCTATGCCTACTTAGAGTCAATCGGCGCTGTAACCTCTCGCACTGCAACATCTACCGCAGGAGCAGGTGTATCTGCCGGTGTAGCTGCTGAATCTGCCTTTGACAAGGTTCGCAAGTTCATCAAAGATGCACAGAAGGATTTGCGTGATGCACAAGAGACCTACACAAAGTCAGTGCAGGGCGCTAGGGAGAACTACGCAGAAGCAGTCCTTAGAACAGAAGAGGCTTTTGCTAATCGCCTAGCAGACATAGTTCAGCAGTCACAGAATCGCCTGAGAAACGCTTTTGCCAATGTGGTTAGGGTTTCACTCACAGACATCTTTACAGTCGAGGAGACTTCATCTGTTGAGAACCTAGTCCGAGGTTTGCAAGAAAGGCTTTCTAAGTCTCGCAACCTTCTAGCTCGGGCAGGTGAGCTAAACGCCGCTGGCTTCTCACAGACCTTCATTGAGCAGGTTGTACAGGCAGGTGTTGACACCGGCAACGAGTTGGCTAAGGCAATCCTTGACTCAACTCCTGAGACACAGCGCGAACTTCAGGGTCTATTCACTGAGGTCGAAAAGACCGCCGATTCAGGGATGGATTCTCTTGCTAAGACCATCTATGACCAGCAAGGACTTGCAACACAAGAGCTCAAGAATCTCTACGCAACAACTCAGGATGAACTAGCACAAGAGCTCCTAGACCTTCAGGTTCAACTGCAGGACTCACTGCTCGATGCACAGAATGACTTTGTTGATTCGGTTCAGGGTATCCGAGAGAAGCTGAAAGAGCAGCTAGATGGAATGAAGGGTGACTTTGGTGGACTAGAGAACACCATTGATCAGTTCATGCGAAAGCTAGACAGACTAGAGGCACAAGTGCCAACTCCTGCACCTGCTCCTGTTGCACCTCCTATTCAGACCCCTATCGGCCCGATTGCAGCGCCTGTCATCACCCCATTGCCAGAGCCTGTGACAGTTGCTCCAAAGCAGACTGCGCCGATTATCAATGTCAATGTAAAGACCGACACAACACAGTCACCTGCGATGGTGGGGTCGAGCATTGCTAAGACCATCTCTAAATACACAGGTGGCGGCGGTGGCCTAAAGGGTATTAGCGTGGTGGCTATCTAATGACAATGCCAACCCAGAAAGTCGAAATCGGCTTTGACATCCTTGAGTCTGGTCTTGGCCCTTACTTCATCCTCGACGATGCAGTCAAGGGCGAACTAGACAACACAGAGTATCTACTGGCAGGAACGCTGTTCTTCGATGTCACAGACAAGGTGAAGTCGGTCACAATACAGCGAGGCAAGAACCGACAGCTTGATCAATACGACCAGGGACTAGCGAATGTTGTGTTTGATAACAACGACAGAACCTTTGACCCTGAGTTTGCAGCAAGCCCTTATGTCGGTCAGATAGTTCCTAAGCGACAGATAAGAATCTCATCGGGTGACATCATTCAGTTTGCCGGATTGATTGATGACTGGAATCTGTCCTATGAGACAAACGGAGACTCACTGGCTTCTGCTGCCTGCTCAGATGCAACCTCAGTCTTTGCCACACAGACCATTGGAACTAGAACTAACTCAGTTGAAAAGTCAGGTGACAGGATCGCAACAATCCTCGACCTGCCTGAGATTGATTGGCCTACTGCCCTCAGGGACATTGAGACAGGTCAGATGGACTTAGGCGCTGACACTATCCCTGACAACACCAATGCCCTGACCTACTTGCGACTGGTAGCACAAAGCGAGCCAGGTTCTTTCTTTGTCGGTAAAGAGGGCGATGTCAAGTTCCGCGACAGGATTGCAGCACCATCAGCCGGTGGGGTAGCACTGGCAGATGATGGCACAGGCATCCCCTATCTAGGCATGAGGGTTCAGTATGGGTCTGAGTTATTGGCAAATGAGATTGTTGTCACATCAGCCATCACTGATCAGGAAGTAGTTGCGACAGATGCAGATTCAATTGACACTTTCGGAATCTTCAACCTCACTCGCGAGGGTCTGCTGATAAACGACAACACAGACCTGTCTAATTACGCAGTGTTCTTGGGTAATAAGTTCTCAGAGCCTGAGTATCGCTTTGAGTCGGTTGACCTACTGGTTGATGAGCTGAGCCCTACACAACAGGCTGATGTCCTAGCCCTGGAATTGGGAGATGTAGTCTCAATCAAGTTCACCCCTAATGGTGTAGCACCTGCAATTGAGAAGTTTGCAGAAATTATTCGCATCGAGAACAACATAGACACTGAGAACCATGTCATCAGGCTAGGCTTTGCAACACTTGAGTTTGCGTTGCTAGTCCTCGATGATTCCCAGTTTGGTAAGCTAGATGCAGGCAACGCACTAGCCTTCTAGGAGAAAAATGCCAAGAAAAACTTTCACTGCCGGCGAGGTCTTGACTGCCGCTAATGTCAACACCTACCTATCTAATGAGCAGGA